AAAGATACAAACAGTACTGAGTACTATGACGGCGCTGCCTGGATAGCTGCACCTATCGGTGACATCACGGGCGTTACAGCTGGCACAGGTATTAGCGGCGGTGGCACAAGCGGCACGGTAACTATTACTAACTCTATGGCTACTGAGATAGCAGCTAAAGGCGATTTAATTGTAGGTACTGGGGCAGCGACTTTCGATAACCTCACCGTGGGTGCCAATGGCACCACACTTGTGGCGGATAGTACCGCCTCTACTGGTTTGAAATGGGCTACGCCTGCAAGCGGAAGTGGATTTACCTTAATTCAACGCTCAACATTTTCTGCTGTTGCTAATACTGGCACAACTTTTGACGGAGTATTTACTAGCACTTATATTAGTTATCAGATAGTTTTTGAAACATTTAGCAGCGCAACTGTTGCAGACGATTTACATTTCCAATTGCGTTACGCTGGACCAACAACTCAAACAGGTTATCAAACACAATTAAGCCAAAATGAACTCGGTTCGACTTCTTGGACTGTTGTTGGCGGCGGAGCTGCTACTGAAATGGTTTTGTGCACCGATTCTGCTGCGAACAATCCTTATAGCGGCACTCTAAATACCATAGTGCAATCTACCAGTTTTAATCCTCCAATGTATGGTTTTGGCATTGAAACTTATAATGGACAAATGTGTTTGCAACAAGGCATTCCTACCGCAGGGCGAATCTATACTGGATTTATTCTCAAATCAGCAGCAGCAAATATAACTGGCACAGTAGCCATTTATGGATTGGCGAAATAATAATGACAACAAAAGAAGAAATGATTGAATTGTTAAAGACAGAGTTTCCAACTCTTAAAGTGGGAAGCGATGAAACAGGTTACACAGCCATCACAGGCAATGATTATGACGAGCAGATTGCTAATTGGGCGCAAGCGCGTTTAGACAAAGAAGCCAAACAAATCAAAGCCAAAGCGGAAAAACAAGCCAAACTTGATGCAATAGATAAATTAACCGCACTTGGGATTGACCCTAAGGCACTTGGTTTAGTTATTGAAGAAAAGCCTGTAAACGGTGGAACACTTGACTAAGAAAGTAATTAAGGATGCAGACTAGCTACAACGGCTGGCCAGCATCTAAGGATCAGGCTGAGATAGGCGTTAAGCCTTTTAAGGTAGAGGGCACAAGCCTCAAAATCCGCTGCGCTGAAAAGGTAGCGCCGTTGCTTATTAACTTTGCTAAAGAGTTTAACGAGCTAATAGAGCCAATAGAAGGCGGCACGTTTGACGATTGGGGCTACGCCTACAGAGACGTAAGAGGTGTGGTAGGCAAACTTAGTAACCACGCAAGCGGCACAGCTATAGACCTAAACGCAACTAAACACCCTTTAGGCAAGGTAGGCACGTTTGAGGCTAGCAAGGTACCTATGATCCGTGCGTTAGCTAAAAAGTACGGGCTAACCTGGGGCGGAGATTGGACTAGAAAAGATGAAATGCACTTTGAAATAGCTTTAAACCCTGAAAAGGTCAGGGTTTTAATTACTAAGTTAGGATTAGAAAATGCCAACTAGCGCACAGGTAACAGTAACTACAACAGCTACATTATTAGTAGCAGCTAACATTATGGATCAAACCGTATGGCTACATAATCAAGGCGGCGGAGCTGTATATTTAGGCGATGCTAACGTGACTACAGCTAATGGTTACAAGCTAGATAATGGCGATAAAATGCAGTTGCCAGTAGGCGATAATGAGGGCCTTTATGGAATTACGGCATCATCAAGCCATATTGTAGCTGTGTTAAAACAGGTCAACTAAAGGGCATTTAGGAGCAATACAATGCAAAAGCAACTAAAGGCTGCGGCCTTGTCCTACCTACGTGCAGCTCTATCGTGCGTGGGCGCGCTGTATCTCAGCGGGATTTCAGATCCTAAAGTACTAGCTAATGCTTTTCTTGCTGGGCTAATTGGGCCAGTACTTAAAGCTATAGCACCTAATGAAAAGCAACTCGGGATAGGCGCTAAGTAAGTGTCACAGGCCCAGGCATACATAGCCGTAGCTTTGGGGATTGCTACGCTTTCAGGGTTTATGGCTGGGCTTGTGCGGCACCTTGTTAAGTACTACCTATCTGAGCTAAAGCCTGACGGCAACGGCGGGCATAACCTTGTAGGGCGAGTGGAACGTATTGAAATCCGCGTGGACAAGATTTACGAATTATTGCTAGAGGAGAGACTAGCTAAGTAGGGCGTGTCGCGTTGCCTTTTGTCGGTGCGTAGGTTCATACTTTAACTACACACGCCGAGAGGGCTACTCGGATAAGTAGCGCATCGGCCTTAACAAAGGGCGAAAGATGAACAGTTTAGATTTAATTGTAGTAGGTATGGTTTGCCTGTTTATAGGCTTATTTATCTACGCAGCTTATGAAATGGGCTACAAAGTAGGCCTGGGTGAAGGTTACCTACGTGGGCGTAATATAGCTAAGGCGCTAAAAGAAGCTGAGGCCAAGCGATGAGTAATTTCTTAGAAGGCTACGAGGATGTCAACGCTAGGATTATTAGGGCGCGTGCAGAATATCCGACCCTACGCCTTGTTGCTTATATCGAGGATATAGACATAACAAAAGGTTATATTTTGGTTAAAGCTGAGGCGTACAAAGAGTACGAAGATTATCTACCTAGCGCGGTTGATTATGCTTTTGAGATGCGTAGCGATAGAGGCGTTAACCTGCACTTTTGGGTAGAAAACGCAGTAACAAGCGCCTACGGCAGAGTTATAGGCCTGTTAACACCTGGCGGTATTGCTCGTAGTACTAAGCAAGATATGGAAAAGGTAGAGGCGCTTAGCACTAAAGACGTAGCACCTGTTAGTGATGATTTATGGGCTACTACACCTGTAGCACAGACCATAGAGGCAGTTAAAAACGAGCTAGGTGGCATCTACTTACAGGGCAAACCTGAGTGTAAACACGGTGCCCGCGTTTGGCGTACTGGCACTAGCGCTAAGACAGGCAAAGAATGGGGCAATTACAGCTGTATAGAAAAGAGCAAGGCAACACAATGCGACCCCGTTTGGTATATGCAGACATCTACAGGCTGGGCGCCCCAGGTATGAGCGAGAGCTACGAGTTAATCAACCTGAAAGAGATGACAGGCAAACTCTTTGTTAACGGTGAGTTAGCAGCTGAGTACAAGGTTGAACAATGCGATAAGTGCGCCCTTGTGGCACAGCTAGATAAGTTTGGCTATCAAAAAAACAGCTATGAAAACATCATATGGTTTTGCAAAGGCTGCCGATGATAGACACAGAGCAAGAGCTATTTAATTACATTAAGGGCCGATACTTAGAGGATCTAACTAAGACTAGCGACCAATACGAGTACCACGATGCTACTAGCACTTTGTATAGGCTGCACATAGAGTTAAAGTGCAGGCACACGCATTACGATAACCTGCTCATAGAGCAAGAAAAGTATGATGCGCTAATGCAACAGGCCGAGCGCCTGGGCTTTACGCCCTTTTACGTTAATGCCACACCTAAGGGCATTTACGCTTTTAACCTGCGTAAGATAACGGTTAAGTGGTCAGTTAAAAGGCTGCCTGCTAAAACAGAGTTTGACTCTCAGGGCCAGGTTGATAAGACCGTGGCCCTTTTGCCTATCTCAGAGGCGGTGCAGCTATGAGTGAGTCAATACGTTTTGAGTGCCGCAGCTGTAAGAAGATAACAGAGCAGATTGAGCGCATAGTTACAGATAACCTGCCTGCTAACGTAAAGGTCTTACAATGCAAGGTATGTAGCAAAATGAGCGTTTGCCTATTGGTTAATTATGCTGGTATTTGACTTTTATGCAGGCACAGGATCTGCTACGCAAGCCTTTAAGGATGCTGGCCACACGGTTATTAGCTTTGAGTTAAATCATAAACAGCCAGCAACAGAAAACGTAGATATATTGACTCTTGATGCTGCAAACCTTTTGGCTAAGTATGGTAGGCCTGACTTTGTTTGGGCTAGTCCGCCCTGTACCATTTTTAGCGTAGCTAGTATTCCTAAGTACTGGCATTACGTGGACGGTGTTTTAACAGCTAAAGATGAAAGCGTTAAATTAGGTATAGCTATGGTTAAAAAGGCTATAGAGCTTGTTAACGAGTTGCAGCCAAGCAAAGGCTGGATTATAGAAAACCCTAGAGGGATGCTACGCAAACAGAGTTTTATGCAAGAATTACCAAGGCGCACCATTACTTATTGCCAGTATGGAGATTTTAGGCAAAAACCTACAGACCTATGGGGAGCCGTAAGTAATTGGATAGAGCGCCCGCCTTGTAAGCCAGGTATGAGCTGCCACGTAAGCGCACCAAGAGGTAGCACAACAGGTAGCCAGGGATTAAAAACTGTTGAACGCTCTATGATTCCATATGAGTTAAGTAAAGAGATATTAGAGGCTATAAATGCCGATGTATGAGTATGAGTGTATTAGCTGCTCAATACGCTATGAGGTGCAGCGATCTATACACGATGTAAACATACCTAAATGCTGTGGCTTTGATATGCGCCGTATTTATGACCCAGTAGGTGCCATATTTAGGGGCACAGGTTGGGGCAAGGATGCTAAATAGTTATCCACAGGAGTTTTCCACAGGCATCAAAAGCTGTGGAAACACGCCCAACAGTACGCTCAAAGTTGCAGCCTATTTGACACGTACGCTAGCATCACAACTCGCTGGCGAGCCGCTGAGGCGGATAGCTCGCAGGCGTAGTTTGGTGCTTTTGGCCGTGCTATGTGTAATTGGGATTACGCCAGCAAAGGCTTACGATCCAAGCAAAGAAAACTACAAGATATATGCACATTTAAAGCTATTAGATGATAAGCAATACAGATGCCTAGTTACCTTATGGCGTATGGAAAGCCAATGGTCACCTACAGCTAAAAATAAAAAGAGCAGCGCATACGGCATACCACAGCTGCTAAAGATGACAGAGACTAACCCATATAAGCAGATAGACTTAGGCTTAAAGTATATTGCTAAACGTTATGGCAATCCTTGTAAAGCTTTAGATCATCACAAGAAAGTAGGGCATTACTAATGGCTAACCGTGGTGACCCTAGACTCAAGCGGGCATACCGTGACGGGTTCCGCACCAAGATACTGCAGCGTGACGGGTACGTATGCTTTTACTGTGGCCAAGATGCAGACCAGGTTGACCACGTTATACCAATCTCTAAAGCGCCTGAGCTGGTTGTAAGCCCTGACAATGCGGTAGCCTGTTGTAAGCGGTGCAATACACGCAAGGGGAATAAGTCACAGGGCGTTTTTTTAGCCACAAGCGCTACCCCCCCTGTCTTTTCTGACTGTTTATCCCCAAAAACGTCTGTAATGACCCAGCAAGGCCCTTGCGCTGGCCAACCTGAGCAGGATGTTAACTAATGGCAACCAAAGCTAGCCAGCCCTTACGAGGGGCGGTGAAACCACGCCTAGAAAACAAGCCGCTCAAAGGTTTAAGCCGAGGCGATGAAGTTGCACAGCTTGCAGAGGATATTGGCCTGCCGCTTTTACCCTGGCAACGCTACGTACTTACAGATATGTTAACCGTGGATAAAAATAAAATGTTTATTCGTAAATCTAACCTGCTTTTGACGTCACGCCAACAAGGCAAAAGTCACCTGGCGCGTATGCGTATCCTGGCAGGCTTATTCTTGTTTAACGAGCGTAACCACGTGGTTATCTCCTCAGCGCGATCTATGGCATTAACTACTTTTAGAGAAGTGGCACAAGCTATAGAGGATGCACCTATCCTAAAGAAAGAGCTAAAGAGCATCCGCTACGCCAACGGTAATGAGGCCATAGTATTAAAGTCAGGTGCCCGCCTAGATGTACGTGCAGCTACACGTGACTCAGCCCGCGGTGCCACGGCAGATTTTCTATTTATAGATGAGCTAAGAGAAGTTGACCAGGTAGCCTTTGCAGCTGCTATGCCTGTGACTCGTGCCCGTCCAAACGCCCAAACCCTACTGGCCAGTAATGCAGGTGATGCTTTTAGTGTGACCTTAAACGAGTTACGGGAGCGATGCCTGGCGCATCCGCCCGAGTCGCTAGGTTATTACGAGTACAGCGCGCCACAGTTTGCAGCTTTAGATGATCGTAAAGCCTGGGCTATGGCAAACCCAGCTTTAGGAATACTGGTAACTGAGGCATCAATCCAAGAGGCCCTGACAACACAAACCACAGAGCAATTTAGGACAGAAACGTTATGCCAATGGATAGATTCGCTACAATCACCGTGGCCCCACGGTAGTGTCGAAGATGCCAGCGACATCAACCTGAAAATGGCACCTGGGCCTTTAACTGTTTTTGCCTTTGACGTAAGCCCGAGCCGCCGCGATGCAAGCCTCGTTATGGGCCAGCTTTTAAGTGACGGGCGCATAGGTGTAGCTGTATTAGATACCTACAGCTCACAGGTAGCCGTAGATGAGTTAGCTATAGCTGCAAGTATTAAAAAATGGGCCGATATGTATTACCCACGTATGGTTTGTTATGACAAGTACACCACGGCATCTATAGCC